AATTGAATTAAAAATTCTTCCGTTAATATGGTGTCTTGGGTGCCACTCTTTTGACGATACTGTTCGTCAATCATCATAAGTCTTTCTTGTAATGGACCTTGTACTTGCTCAACGGAGGCGCCTTGTGCAATAGCGTCTTTAGCTGCATCAACCGCTTGCATGGCCAATTCTTGATAAGCCCGCTTAATAGCAGATGTATCCGTAGGCCCTTGGTCCTCCGTTACTGTTACTGTTTCTTCGACTGTTTCCGTTGGTCCTATGTCCGATAACGAAGGACTAACGCTCCCTGACATCATGTTCAAGGCTTCATTAATGTCCTGATCGCCTCCTTCAAATAAATCCAAAGCAAGACCACCTGTTTGCATCTTAGGAGGTCCCATGGCTTGTGCCAGGGCTTCGTGTAAGGTAATTAAACCGGTGGCAAATTGATTAATGACCTCATCAGAAAGAGTAACTCCTTTTGCTTGTATCATTTGTCTTAGGATCATGGCCCGTGCTTCTACAGGGCTAATTCCCATTTTAGCGGCAAGTTCCGCTACTTGTTGTTCGATTGAAGGTTCTTCAGCTCCTTCAAATAATCCTCCGCCTTGCATACCTTCTTGACCAAATAATACAATGTCCTCTGGTCCAGGCCGCCCTCTGGGCAGTGGTAGTAGTCCACTGATAGAGGGTCTATCTGTAGAATGGCTATGTAACTCAGGATGAGTATGATAATTATTAGAAAGTTGAGGTAATACGTCGCCACCATCTTCATAACTCGGATAAGGCACGTTTCCGCCGCCCGTCATACTAATAGGAGATAAACCGGACACGATTCCGTGCTCACGGTCGGAGAACAATTGTCTAGTTTTCCAGTTCATTTATTTAATTGCCCCCAATAATTTAAGCAGCCCCGCCAAAGGATTTACTCCTGCCTCAGTGCCGTATTCTGTTCGTGCCATGGTCGGCGGCAACATGCCCAACATACCTTGCCATTGACCCATACGTTGCCATGGTTCCTGGGCCATACGCTGTGCTCCACCGTATTGAGCGCCATACATTTGTTGCTGTATGTCCCTTCCGGTGGTACCTAATCCTTCAAGCGTACTTATTTGATTCAGTAAGCCCCTTTGTCCGGTCATACCGAGATTTCCAAAACCCTGTCCCATAGCTCCTAGTCCTTGGCCCGCCGTCTGTGCGCCTTGCAGGGCTTGACCCCAGCCTTGGGCGCGTAACCCACCGATGCCTTCCGTCATGCCACGGCCAAAAGCTCTTTCTCTTTCTTCTTCCATGAGTCTGCCGCGGGATCCGCCAAAAGCTCCTTGGCTAATGGCTCTGGCCCTATCGCCTATGCCTCGTTGTTCATTGGCTTTTTGTAAATCCGTAATGGTCTGTTGCACTACATCCGTTTCATAGGGATTGTAAAAATCTTGTATTCCCGATGGCGCGTAGTAACCTGCTCCCTGCTGCATCATCTCGGCCCCTTGACTGAGATATGGCGTGAAACCACCTAGGCCGCCCGCTATTTTACGTGCCTGCATTTGATAAGGATCCAACGGAGCAATCTGCTCTACCGGAACCGGCATGGGCTGTTTAGCTAATGCGGCACCGGACTCCAAAAAGCCACGGCGCATGGCACCGGCATAAGGCTCTTCATATAAAGCGGTAGTTTTTGGATCTAAATAACTTGCCATTAGCCCATTCCCTCTGCTTGTTTCATCATTCTATATAAGTTCTGTGCGCCTATGTTATCAGTGGCTTTTTTTGTTACCACGAATTCTCCGGGTTCCAATTTTGCCAGGGTAATGTCTCCGGGTCCTTCCTGACTAGCCAAACTGGCAATGCCGCCGTGCCGCATGGGCGGCGGGGGAGTTTCCGGTTGGGCTACATTGGCGTAGGCTACCCCCGGCATTAAAGCCGGTTGTAAATTTGTTACACGGTAATCGGGGATATTCTGTCCGGCACCACCATAGGCTTCCTGCCCAATAGGCACATAACCGCCACTTCCCTCTTTGTCCTTTTTCAATAAATAATTACCCAATAGGATTTTAACTAGATCATTGTCCAACATGTTTTTACCAAGGCCCATAATTCCTTTGCCATCTTTTCCACCAATAAGAGCCATAAGAGCATCCAAGACTCCACCATCAGATGTTGCCTCTCCTGGAGATGTTCCCTCTCCTGGAGTGCCATAGCCATAATCTGCTGTATAGCCTTCTGGGAGCTCATCACCATAGGTAGCTGTATAGCCTTCTGGAAGGTCATAATTAGGATCTATTCCCAGTATATACTCCATAAATTTATCAAAATCGGTAAAGGTTTCCCCTGTCGCAGAAGTCCCAGCAGCTGGAATGCCATAATCTGCTGTATAGCCTTCTGGGAGATCATTACCATAGGTAGCTGTATAGCCTTCTGGAAGGTCATCGCCATAGGTAGTTGTATAGTCCCCTGAAAGATCATCGTCGTCATCCCAAAGATTCTTTAATATACCTTTGTCATCCTCTCCGGGTACTAGCCATTCCCAAAAATCTTTAAGCCAATCCATAACTACTTCTCACTTTCCTTATTAGAGGCACCAAAATAAAAACTGGAGATGCCTGATACCAGTCCACCCAGATACCCCAATACTAAAGAAACTATGGTATCAGAATTTGAGTCCGGTGGCTGCATGGTCACTAAAAATATGTAACCGACAAAACCGAACAGAGCCGTAAGTCCAAAGATCCTCGGTGTCCAGTCCTTGGCAAAAGCTTTCCTGGCGTCCTGTACGTCTGCTGTTTCCAGCTTGAATAGGTCCACGTCCAACTCTTTCATGCGCGCTTCAAAGTCTCCCTCTACCTTTTTAAGCTCGGCTAATTGCTCAGGAGTGGCAGCTTCCATGGCCGCCTGCATCTTTTGCGGAGAGGCAGCCGGATCTATCTTTAGGACTTTGGAAATCATGTTAACCGCCATACCGCCCATGGGACCACCTAACGCAGTGCCGAGGGTTGGAGCGACCGTGCCTATTATGGTCTTTAATATGCCTAGTTTCATGCCCTTTTCTTAGCCATCAAGGCCTCCTCTGTGCTTGTTTATAACTGGATACTTTACCATTTTTACTGGCGTGTTGTCTTGCTTTAATGGCTCTAAGGCGCCGTTCAGCCGCCTTTTTACTAGGGGAAATCCCCTTGGTATTGACGATTTTCCAGCCTCCTTCGACCTTATTTATTGGCATGTAACATCCTGTCTCTTAATCTTTTTGCTCTATCTCCCACCTGGGTAGACCATTTACTGTCCATCATTTCTATTGCAGCTTCTTCAAACTTTTTAAGTTGTAGGGCGTGTAAAAATTTTTTAAACCCTTTTAAACGTGGATAGCCCAGGTTAAAGCACATATTCGCTAATATCCTTTGGCGGTTGTCATCCAGCCCCCGCCACCAGGGCTCGTAGGTGTCCAGCTCCTGGCACACAATCTTAATATCATTGTTTAAGCATTCCGTAATACGCTCATCGTGCACGACAGTTCCCACTTCCTTTCCGTGTTCTTCGTCTTTTTCGGTGATTAAATGACCGACACCAAGCGTGGGAAAGCCTAAATGGTCCAGGTATATTTCGTACTTATAGCCTTCGTCCATAATCAATTCTTTCATTAGTTTATCGGCGTCCATCAAAGAGCTATCTCGGTTGCACCGTTGACGCTGACCGTCAAAGAGCCGACGGAGCCAGTTGCTGCTAGACCGACCTCTGTTCTTGTTGATATATCCTGCCATTTATTCCCCGTATAAACCTGTAAAACACTTTTGTTGGTATTCCATATTACATCCCCTGCATTAAATTGGTTTTGATTCAGTTCCGTATCGTTGTATTCTGGAGTAGCGGTCGTATCAAAACGATCCAGATTAATCTCCAAAATCCGTACCATACGGTTATAAACTCCGGCATCGACTTCATTAATCGCTATTGGTAGGCGTGTTTCCAGCAATTTTCCCATTATCTTCTACCATCGGGTTTAATATCCAGACGTGTGTCTCCCAGCCTCCAGCCAACGCCCATGCGATAAGGTTCGGTATTATCATCATCGGACTCTACGCGTAGAGCCGCTTGCCTGGCGCGCAGGCGCGTGTTCAATTTCTGTGTGGTTCCGGTTACGGTTTGAGTGGTGTTGGTAGTTAACGTATCCCCCGGATAGTTTCTGGATTTCAGGATAAAGTTAATGGTTTGGTCTGTTCCACCGTCGCCGGTAAATTTTACGTCCGGGATAACATTCTTAACAAAAGAAATTAACTCACCGTCGTCCAAGTCAAAATCACTGGACTCAATAAACACGTTGTCCATGGGCGAACCGTCCGCGTCATTGCCGGTTTCGTGTTGGTATAAATACTGCGTGGAGCTGACAGCGCCCGTGGCCCTGGGATAATCGACAATTCCCTCATCGATCCACGCATAACGGGCCAATTGTCCGATGGTCCAAACCTGTTCTGCATAGTTATAGACCACGTACCGGTCTATTTCCGTGCTGGAACCGGAGGGATAGAACCAACCGACCTCGTTAAATTGTTTGTTAACAAAGGCAAAACATTTAAAAGATTGACTCTCGTTCAAGTCACTAAATACATAATAATGCACACTGCACGGAACAATCTCTATATTACCGTTGTACTTATAAAATCCTTTATGGTCCATCCAGAATACCCCCATGGGAGTATTCACCACAGCTTTCGGCCCCATAAGCCCGACACCCTGGTTAATCAGATTAGTGCCAAAAGTATAAGGGGGACCAATAAACTGCATGGAGTACATGGAACTATTTGTCCATATCAATATTTCTTCCCTGGAGGAAAGTCCCCCGATAATGTTTGATCCGGAGGATATTCTAATGGAACCCGCCGTGTTGGTAGGCTTGGGCTCCCATTCAGCAGCACTTTCCTGGTCACTCCAACAAATAAACATCGGGTCGAGGCTACCGGTTCGCGAGCCCCCTGATAGGGGATCCGCTCCCAGGCAAATAACGTGTCGATCTTTTTGTGAAACCAATACCTGTAAGGCCTTGGTCGGAGCTAGATTAGCTCCCGTCAAAGCGGTTAAAGCAACGGCCCTGGTGCTAGTACCGGCCGATTCATCCCAGTAATAGATCCCACCGGCCCTTGGGTTCATCACCAGATCCTCTCCAAAATTGTCATGGGACCATAAACGTAACTGGTTGGTGTCGCTCAAAGCAGTAGATTCCCCCCATCCGCCCGCTCCCCACAGGCCTCCTCCCCAACCGGTGCCGGAAACATAATCATCCAAGCCTACGTTAATTTGATAAGTGCCTACTGTACTGCCGCCGCCATTACCGCTGTCGCTACTATTAGCTGTTACGGTATCCCCATCGGTATCCTTGGCTTCAATGGTATAGCTATTGGTATTAACCACAGTGGCTATTTGGTACTCCTGATTAAGAACAGTAGCGGTGATAAGACCACCCAATGTAGCTGCGCCACTGAAGGTTACAAAATCATTTTTAACCGCACCATGAGAAGTGTCTGTTATCGTAACCGTTGCATCTCCGTTTGTTGCCGAAAAAGTAACATCTCCAGCTGAAGTGGTTGCGCGTATGGGGGTAATATCGTTAAACGTTCCCCCTAATTCGGCATAATACTTATATGTTGTGCCAAGGCCCAGGTAACGACTTCCGGAAAGATCTACCCAACCGTGTAAAGCACGGCTTGTTCCCAGATAATAATTAGAACTTTGTTTTGTCCATCCGCCAATTTTTTCCGGACGGCCCTTACGAAAACGTACTAAATTGGAGTTGTACCAACCCCCTTCATTACTGTAGTCCGTTCCTTCTCGGTTTATCCCCGGATTAAATTTGTATTTGGCGTAGGGCATTGCACGTTATTTTTTAAATCTTTCTTTGACCTTGCCTACATTTAAAGCACAAAGATCAATGAGCCATTGTATTTTGCCCAATGTTTTCTTTACCAAAGCATCGTCTTTTTTGCTTTTAGTAATAGGAGATATTGCGGAGATCAAAGATGCTATCGCAATTATCCATACTATTATATTTAATATTGTCCAAATCATAACTTCCTCCTTTTAAAAAAGTTGCTCTATTAAAATACTCCCCATGCCAATAAGCAAAGTAACTAAAGTAGCTACGATAAACCATTCTACTCGTTTTACTCGGTTTAGTATTTCTAGCCAACGCTCCGCACAAACTGCTTCGTGCTTTGAGAGCTCACTAGCTACTTGATTCACTGTCGTCTTTGCCATTTGCCTGTGGTTCTTTTTGCATCGCTCCTTCGTATGCGTTCTTTGCAGTAATACGAATATCCAAAGCGTACTGTACCTTTAATAATTCCTGTTGCAGAGTATCTATTTCCTTGTTCAAGTTCTCCATATAAATAGCAGCTCTCGCCACTTGTGGATCAACGGCTGGAACCTCTACTACTTCTTCGGTTACTGTTTCTTTTGCCATTACTGCTCCTTTTAACTAGGGATAACGTAACTTGGATCAGGCACAGGCTTGTCAGGGGGATTGGTAATTACAGTGTCGTACTGATTCGCAAATATAGAATCCCATTCTGCTGTAGGACATAAAGCAATTATCTCTGCCTTAGTCCAACTCGACTCAGCCTTGGGGGTAAAATTTACATTACCATATCTATCTGTTGCAGGAATTACCTCATTAAAATCCGACTCATAATAAGTCGGTGGACTTGCACTTTTGCTCCCTTGATTGTACGTCATAGTCAAATCCCACTTTTGTACTTTACTATCTTTATTAAAAGGAACAGCTTTTATAAGTGTCTTAGTTACTGCCATTATTTTTCCCCTTTTTTAATTCTTCGACTTCTGCCGAAAGTTCTTGAACTGCTTTTACTAACATGGGAACAAATTTACTATATTTTATTCCATACATCTGTTCATCTTCGCTTGAATGAAAAGTTAAATTAGTCTTATCAGATAATTTATGACCATACTGTTCTTCTATGGCTTCTACATCTTGTGCTAAGAAACCACCTTCCAGTTGTTCTTCTTTGTGTGTTCCATCAGGACTAACACTTTGATCTTTACTATATTTACTACGCTTATCCCAACGATAAGTAACTGGTTCCAGTTGGTTAATAAATTCCAATCCTAAGTCTAAAGATTCTACATCAGTTTTATCTCGCTTATCTGAAGCAATAGTCCAATCAACCTGAATATGGGCATTAGCTATATTTTCATCCCCTAGACATACCTGATTACTTCCTGTTGTTACAGCACCACCCGGAGAACCAGACTGTCCTGCGTCATAACCTAGTATTAAATTAAAATCACCAGAGGTAACAGCTTTTCCTGTTCTAAAACCAACGCAAGTATTTCCTTGAGAATTATTACCATATAAAGACTCAAACCCAATAGCAATATTATCATCTTCTGTCGTTAAAGCCCCTAAAGCACTGGCTCCTATGGCAATATTGTTATCGCCAGTATAATTGCCATCTCCACACGATGGCCCGATAGAAATACAGTTAATAGTGTCTAAATAATCTTTTCCTGCTACATAACCCATTGCCACATTGTGATAACCACTGGTTATATCTTCGCCTGTAAGATAGCCCAAAAAAGAGTTACCATATCCAGTATTCAGGTCATCCGCAGAACCATAGCCAATACATACATTGTAATCGCCAGTTGTAATAGTATCTAAAGCTAATGTTCCCAAAGCAACATTTTTTTCTGCTGTATCAGTTGTACCAGAAGGATCAGAACCGAGCCAGATAGAATTACTTTCCACCAAGCCTGTTAGACCTGATATACCACCACCAGAAGCATCTTCCCAACTTATGTCTGTTCCATCTGAAGTTAATACTTGGTCGGCTGAACCTTGTCCTAAGACTGTTGTTGCACTACTGGCGTTTCCATAGAGGATGCTTCCTCTGTCCAGACCATCCAGTAAATTTAACTCTGCTGCTGTAGATGTAACTGCTGTACTACCTATAACAAGTCCACTAGCTGGAACTACTACTCTAGCAGCACCAGCAAGGATTAAATCATCGGCAGACTCATCCCAAAGCATATAGGCACTAGCGGTAGCTCCGAAGAATTTGACATCGTAACCTGTATCATCCACGCCAACTGTAACTGTACCATCAATATCGACTGTGCAAGTTTGATATAAAGTATCTGCTGATTCGTCCCAAAAAACTTTTTGTCCAGAAGTGGCTCCGAAAAAATTTACATCATGTCCAGTATCATTTACGCCAACTGTAAGGGGACAAGAAAATGTAGAAGTGCTTGTAAGTGCAATTAAATCAGAACCGCCAACTTCTATCGTTATGGTATCGTCTGCTGAAGCCCTGATGCTTGTATCGTTGTCTGTATCGAGATCAATACGATTGCCATTAGTAACCATATCAATATCGCCATTAACCAAAAGTGAATCAGCACTTTCGTCCCAAAGCATATAATTACCAGAGGTGGCTCCGAAAAGTTTAACGTCATAGCCTGTGTCATCGACACCGACTGTAAGAGTTCCTTGATTGGATAACGCACCTGCGTTAGTTAAGGCTGCGGTTTTAGTGGTTCCTGCTAAGTTTGTATCTGTTAATACATCATAGACAACAGCACCAGAACCAGCACCGTCTGTAGCAAGCATTTTTGTTTCACCTGCTAGGATTGCTACGTTAGCTCCACTACCTTGCGTAAAGGTCAGCGTATAGCTTGTAACATTTTCTATTATCCAAACTTTAGACGCTGTATTAGGTGCTAATGTAACCGTACACGCTTGCCCACCACCTGTAAGTTTAAGATACATAGCTCTTGGCTCACTATCCGTTTCAGTTCCATCAGGAATAGTTAGAGTGGCAGTAGAAGCATCAGCTATTGCTTTAGTTGCGTACCCAAATGCTTCCCCGATAAGCGTTAAATTCGTATTTGTTGTTACACCCCATGTGCCACTACCATCGCCAGTAGCCATTTCATCGAGTCTTAAATTATTTACATATGTACTTGCCATTTTTCTTCTCCATGCTCATTGATTATAATATCTTTTTTCAGTTTAGTTAAGCCACTTCTTTCCAGGCAGGGGTTTGATCTGAGTCCACACCCGACCAATCTGTTGTTATTCCTGGATCTATTTCGCCCCAAACGGTTAATGAATTAATTCCTCCTGTTACATATACTCCTGTTACAGAAACACCTGCTCCTGCTTGAGGAGTTAAAGAACCAACAGCTCCTGTACCAGCTAACCCTGTTATAGAAAGTATATTGTTTGTAATGGTACTTACACTTCCTACTGCTCCTGTTCCTGCGACTGTGGTTGGATAAACATTAGCACCACCCGTAACTGTCTCATCTCCCTGAGATACTGTAGAAGCGGTTCCTGAAACCCCTGTAATAGCTGCTCCATTAGCAACTACTGTACCAACTGCACCTGTTGCTGATGCTCCAGTAAGGGATATTGTGGCTCCTGCACTAACAGATTCAGTACCTAAAGCAGTTGTACCTGCTACTCCTGTTATTTCAACAGGTAAAGGCTCACCCCAAGTGAGTTGACCCCAAGTGCCTCTACCCCAGCCAGTAATATTAGCCATTGGCTAAATCTACGCTATTCTGATAACAGCGTTACTTGCGTCAGCAGTAGGGAAAGAAATCGTAAAGCTACCAGCAGTGGAAGTCTTGTCTCCACCGAAATCAAAAACCGCAACCGCAGGATCTCCCGAAGCCGTGTCGTTGAAAATCATACAACCTCTCGCAGTAATCGTACAGGTACCAAAAGTTAAATCAGCAAAATCTGTAAACGCTGTGGTTCCAGATGTAGTTGGAGCCACTTTAGTTAAAGTACCTCCTTTTGCTGTGTAATTGGTTCCTGTCGCTTCCTGGCTAGTGCTATAAGCTGTGGTGGAAGCACTCATAGTCGCTGAACTCGTATAAAGAGCCAACTGGAAAGTATTTCCATTGGTTGCAAAATTATGTGTAGCAGTCATTAATTCACTTTTGAAAGACGTACACATTGCCTGTGTTATTGCCATTATAGTCTCCTAATAATATTAGCTAGGTCTTTATGACCTTGTTTTTCTAGTGCATTGCATATCGTACACATGTGGTTATTAACCGCTTCTTGCATGTAATACGCAACAATCTTTTTGCATGTCTCTTTAAAAACATGTGCTTGTTCCCTAATGGGTGCAGGGGCGGTTTCACTAATAGAGACTATTTTATCCATTGCCATATTAGCAATTTCCTCTACCGAATGACCCCTGTGGTCTTTTGTAATAACTCCAAGATTTCCAACTTCTGTTTCTGTTTCAAACGACAACATTAGTATTTCTCAGGTTCTACAATTAAACCTTCCTGTACCTGGCCATCTTTTCTTCCTACTAATCCCATAGGAATCGCTTTTTGTTTTTCTACTTCTGACCATCTACAAATCTTTAATTTATTTTCTACCATATAAGTAACAAAAGGATCTTCAAGCCTATGATACCCGTACATTTTTTCTTGAAGGGGCACATCCGCATCTAGTAATCCAGACGTTACAGCTACCTGAACAATAATACCTTCATCCATACACTTTGCCAACCAGAACTCACAACAGGCTCGACCTGATTCGGCAAAAAGCAAATTGCTTTTATAAGTAAAATCAGCACCAAACATATTAATACCTCCTACTTCATTCCATAAAGCAAAAGCAATGGCATACGAAATCGTGTTATTAAAGTATCCACAATCAAGATCTTTAACTATAGTTTCGATAGGATATTCCTCCAAAGCAGGCACTCTTTTGTCCAATTCACAGGTGTAAATAGGGCACTCAACTGTAGGAAGAGTTTCTCTCATCATCGTCGTCATATTACCTGCATCATCGGTATCGAAAAAACGGCTTACGGGATCCATAATAAATGCTCTATCCACTCTCTTTAAAACTCCTACCATGGCATTTATAGCCCACACTTCATCAAATTTTTTACTGTGTGTAACCATTTTGTGATAGTCCAATTGACTGTTGCCCATGGCTAGGATAGCTATATTTTTACCTTTTAATTCAGGGATAGGATTTTTTATCATTGTTCTCTTGGAACTGTGCCAATAGAACTAGCATAACGATACTCATCCTTATTATTGACGCCTTCTTCTAACATTCCTTTTACACCATTAACCGCAGCCACAAATCGTGCCTCAAACATTTGAAGTTCTTCCAGATTTAATTTTAAGAAAGTAGCTGCTTCTACGAGACTACCATAAAGAAGCGCGTCAGGGGCATTCGTCCCTATCCAACTCGTTCCGTCTGAGGAGGCCGTAATAGAGGTTGGACGATAAAGATAATGCAATTCAAAGGTAAAATCAGCACTGGGCGCAGGGGCTAAAATAAAGCTATTATCATCAAAAATAGCATAATATTTAGGGGCACCGGTTGTGGCTGCTGTTGGAATGTATTCCCTAACAAAAGTAACGTGTTTTAATAATAAGAAGTTATACGCACTATCACCATCCAATACCGCTAGACTGAGAGGAGTTAAAAAATCAGAGGGGGTAGCTAAATAAGTATTTCCCGAAGTTCCAGTTCCCGTTACATTTTTACGAAACACAGATAACTGGGTATTTTTTAAAATTCTTTCTTCTGCTTCCTTAATAAAAACAGGTAAGTTAGTGGTAAAGGTGGTTTCAGAACTATCTACATAGTCCTGAATAGCTGTTTTTAATGTAGTGTAAGTCCAACTCATTATACTGGCCCCGCTGTTGCGGTACTACCACCACCGGAAATATCTCCCGTAGTAGCTGTACCCGTTGATGTAAAACTATATTCGTTTGTGTCCACGACAGTTATTGTATACCCACTTGCGCTTTCAAGCACGGTTGTTGTAACTCCGTCAAAAGCTTGTGTCGATCTAAAGCGCACGGTATCGCCCGTGGTCCGATTGTGTTTAAACTCGGTCACAGAAATAACTGTATTGGCTCCCGCAGCTCCGCTCCGGAAAGGATTTAAGGGCAATAAAGCCTGTGCAGGACCTACTGTAACAAAGGGCCCTCCGCCTCTTGCACCCACTGTTCCCGTCCCTGCAATTGCACTAAATGTATAGGTATCGGAATCTACTTTAGTTATAGAGTACCCATCTGGATCTTGTAACGTATCAACAGTAAATCCATCAAAAGCTTCCACATTTCTAAAGCGTACCTTATCCCCCGTAGATTTGCCGTGGTCATCCTGAAATACTTTAATAACCGCACTCGATGCTGTGGATAGAAGGGGGTTACTGGTCAACATGGACACGGCCGCTGGTTCCGTGCGATCGGGCCTGGGATTTAGAATTGCTTCGGGATCTGCTCCAACAGGGGGAGGATCTAGCTGCGGTTGTTTAAGGTCAAAGCATTCGGGGCATGCCTTAAAACCATCCCATTGTTCTTTAAGCTGTCTTAAGCGATAACGTTGTCCGCACGTATCGCAAATCCCCCATGCAAGTTTGCCCGCTGCAAAGGCCACATTAGTCCCCCGGAGGAAATACCCTAGGAGGATTAGTAAGCGCTTGAAGTTTCTGAATTTGGCTATTTAGTTCCTGTAATTGAGCCTCTAAAGCACTCTTTTGAACTAAAAGATCCTGTAGCCTCTGCCCCGGTGTTTGAGGCATTGGTGGTATTTGTTCCGGTCCTGGAAAATCATACCCAGGCGGTAATGATTTGCCCGTTGGCCCCAAGTGAATTGCCGTTCCCGTTGGATCCTCTTGCACACCCTCATATGCGATTGGGTTTTTTGCTTCTAGTTCGGCGAGCCGAGCAACGCCTTGGTCGGCTCCCGCTCCGAACCGTCCTAGTCTAGCGTCTTTAGTTGGGAGTGGAGAAGGTGGTATGCCTGGTAAAAGGTCAGGATTGATTTGCCCCTGCCCCTGCCGGAGAGGCGGTCGGCGCTCAGGCGGTGTAAGTTCAATGGGTAAAAATTCAGAAGTCCAAGGCTGAGTAGGTTTTAAATCTGATGGAATATTGGACCAGAGATCGATTAAAGATTCTATCCCAGATCCTTCTGGTGGGGGTGGTGGTAGTGGTTGCTTAAAAAATTTTTCCCAGTTGGTAGCCATTGTTTTCTCCTTAAATTATAAGTCGAGGAGGTACAAACCTAGAGCTAACTGAATCTATATCTTCAAAAGCTGCTCGGTCAAATTCCTCATCATAAATCTGTTTTAATAACTGTACTCTATCCGGCGCTCTTTTCATAGCTAAATAATAAGCCAGCCCTGCCGTCATACACGGGAGAAATCTGAATACAGTCTCCATATTATTAGTGTAATCTCCGGCATCTTGCATTCTGGTTAACGCATAGTAATAAATTATATCCGTAGAATTTTCCGGTGCCGGATAAAGATATACTCTCGGTGTTATATGTCTTTCTAAAAAGAACTGTGTTGGTCTACTTTTACTGGCCTTATTTGGCGTGTATAAATAATCCGAACGACTAATCCTATTTAACTGGTAATCAATATTGTCCCGTTGAATAGCAGCAGATGTTATGTCAACAATATCCGTGCCCAGGTCATAATAGGTATCTCCTTCCGTAACCGTGAAATTACTTTTGGTAATAAGCCATTGATTAAGGCCTCGATTGCCCCATTCAGCAATTAAAAGATTTAGGGAACGACGGGCTGTGTCTAAATCATAGCCCGTACGTAATTCAATACCACAACGCTCATAAGCCTCTTCTATAAGCTCATCTACGCTAAGATCAAATGAAGTAGTTCCTGAAGTAGCCATACATTAATAACCACTAGGCGCTTTAGGTTTTTTCTTCCCTTTTTTAACTACACCGCCTTTTTTATAACTAAGGACATAACTGTCGCTTTTGCTCCAGTCTATTCCTTTTCGTATAGCATTTCTTCTCCGTGTTAATCCAGGCATCCATTACTCCTAAAAATACTTAGTTACTTTTCTACGACTTTCCATGACCTTTCCACATCCCACAGCAATTTTAGCTTTCACTGGTTTCTTTGAAGAAACTTTTGCCGTTTTCTTAGTCATTTCTCCTAATTATGTGGTGCCTCGTAATATTTTAAGAATTCACCCCAAACCGTGTATTCATTACCAGCATCAGCTGTAGAAGGTATAACCAATAGGACATCGCCAGTATAACCGGATGCTTCTGTATTTATCAAACCACCTATATCACTGAAATCGAACGCATTGTCATACGCCAATGTTAAAAAAGTAACGTCTGTCGTTGCGTCCCAATCTAGAGAGGCCGGTGCATCAGGGGCGCCACTTACGGTGTACCAAATTTTATTTAGCGCAACGTGTGTGCATGATTTACCGTTTGTAGTCGATTTTTCAAGTGCAGAGACATCAACTAATGTTGTGCTACTACCACTTCCATCCGAATATACAGAACAATACGTAACTAGCTTCTTATCAAAATCGTACTGAATAGTTGGTCCTGTGACTGAATCAGCCATGTTTACCCCTACTTATATATTAAGTTTGATTAGTGAATAATCAGTAGTTACATCAACCAACATACATGTACCAACAATATCTAAGATGTCGCTTGTTGCTGGGGCTACGCCACCTGCAACTGTTGCTGATCTCACTACGTTATGCCCAAGCACTACAGTTCCTACTGTTAATACTGCTGCTGGTCCATAAGTTTGGAACCAACCGTAAGCACTAGCTGCCATATCAACAACTGGACAACCCATTGCTGCGCCTGTTTCTGCTGCTGGTGCAACTACAAGTCCAGACCAAGGGTCTGACATTAAAGAAACTTTAGATGAAGTTGCTATTGCTGTAGCCAACGCATCGTGACATGTTATTACAACTGAAGGATCATCCGAATGATCGTGTACTGGATTAGACTTAATTTTTAAACATTGTCCTTCACCTGCACCATCATTTACATAAAGATAACCACCTGCATACTGATTTAAAGTAAGGTCAGTTCCTGCTGTTTCCACTGAAATCTCATACTCACCTGCTGCAACTGCTGCGGTTGGGGCTAAGTCTTGGTGATCAGCCTTTGTTCCAACAATAGTTTGAACAAGTTTTCCTGCTGTTAATGCAACACCACCATTTAAACCATATCTAAATACTCTGTCACCGTAGTAAAGAACTGATCCTAAAGGAATATCGTTTCCTAAAGAGTCTGTTACAGAAGTTGTGCCACTTGCGAAAGGGTCGATAACTGAGTCTGGGTTAGATCCCTTACCAGTAAAAAAGTCCGTAGGTGCAAAACCTAGTATTGAACTTGTTCCAGTTGTACTGCCTATAGCGTACTGACCACCTTCTGTAGTTCCGTAAGTAGTTTCTGCTCCTGTTGTGGAATTAACTCGGTAAGTTATAAAACCGTTTTTGGACCTGACTGGTCCACTAAAACTTGAGTTTGCCATAATTTATTCTCCTAATTAAAGCTGTTGCATCATCTTGGAGTTTGTCTGCCGAGCCAGTTGATACAACAAATTATCTCGGTATAAAATTGAGTATAGCAGAAAATTTTTGAAAGTGTCTAGAAATAAAGTGCCGGGTTGAGTAAGAAACCCCCGGCGGGGTTCCATAATTACATACTAGCCTTACGCTCCAGGGCTACCGAATACACAACGGGGGTCAGACCACCCGAATGAGTATCTCTCGCGAGCCTTGTACCTAACATTACCGGTATCGAAATCAGCTTCCATCGAAGTTCTGATTGGCGAACGATCAAACATTTTGAATCCGTTCGGACAATCAGTTTTGATGAACCAAGCATCAGTATCCGTTAGATAATGATTAACTGTATAGCCTTCAGGGACCATGCCCATATTGCGTATAGCGTTAATGTCATTATCAGCGGTACTTACTCTGCCTGGTGATTCCAATATTCTATCAGACACGAATTGTAGTTCTTTAGGGATAATTAACTTAGTCCCTTGAAGAGCTACTTTTAATCCACGCTCATCAGTAAATGCTGCTATGTCAATCAATGCTTGTTCCAACGAAGTTTCGCTCAGGTCCGCAGATGTTGAAAGCTCATTACGCAAGTTAGCACCACCCACAGTTGGGTGGTCAGTTGCACAAAGTTCTTTCGTATCACCGCCTGGGTAACTTGAATTGAACGCACGATTTAACACAGAAGCACCTTTGATTTGCTTGGTATTCGCCATACTTCTTGCAAGCGCTCTTGTATATCTTGCCGATAATCTATCGTACAAGTTATCTTCGACCGCTTCTTCTGTAATACTGAATGCCAGCGCCACAGTTTCATGTGTGTAGCGTGATGTGAAAGCCTCTTGGGCTTGGTCAAACGCTACGCCTGCTCCTTCCGACTTAACCGGTGCGGTATCAAAGCCTGTAAGCATTACTTCTTCCTCGAAAGCACGATCACTTGACTCGGTTTCAAAAATTTCTTCTGATTCCTTATCATATCTATCGTACTCAAGGCCGAATAATGCGTTCAAGCCTGGAAGTAATTCTTTGACTAATTGACCTCTGGTAATTGCCATTTATATTACTCCTTATGTACCAGCAACTCCACCGCGCATGTAATGCTCATTAATTAAAACAATTAAATTCGCATTATCGGCAGTGAGATCACCGTTTACGTCATCTTGGACCACGCCTACAATCTTAAGCTGAAGTGCTAAAGTAGTGTCAATGGTAGTAGAGTCGAGTTCGCGAGTAGCAACACCAGTTGTTGTACTACCACCTATCCCATCAGTATCAGCATTTCTGCCTATACATGTTTGGGCCGAAGCACCGTCCGCCTGAACAACAAACAATTGGTTAGGATCGTCATAGATATAAGCCTCTATGGGTCCGCTTCCAAGTGCCGTTGTACTGGCTGGATAGTAATTCTTAAAGGTGGGAGTTCCGTCAGTAGCAACATAGTAGCAATGCGAAAACGCACCAACAATATTGGCAGAGCTCGCTGCCGCAGTGTTAATAAAACCAGCTGCGAATATAGTTATGTCACCTTGATAGATGCTTGTGCCATATCCAGCCGTGCTAATATTGTACTTGTTAACTATCTGAACAGAAGAACCGGCGCTGACTCCCTTATAGGGATTTAAGCCAAAAGCTTTGTCTACATTTGCCATTCTTTCTCTCTAATTTCCAAGAATTAAAATCAAGAACCCTTATTCAGTGAAGAATTTTGGGTTCCACCAATTGATACGCGAGACTGTCTCTCAGGTCTACTGATAGACATTGAAGGATGACTTCCATCTCTCATCATATCGTTATCGACAGCATCTATCTGATTCTGCGTCTTAGACGCAAAATGATCAGATCTCTCCTGTACGGTTTCGATAGGAATCCTACATAGAATCAACCCACCAACTCCAATTACCCCTTCAAATTTACCTTCTTCGACTACTGGTGATTCAAAGTCCGGGTATTCATCTGCTCTCACAGGTACCCAGCCTTCTCGAAGTTTGGCCATGACGTTCTTACGATCGTCCTGTCCTCTTACTTCCATTCTCACCCATCGATGAACGTGTCCTTCGGGGGGGTTTGGTGCATCTAGTGCAGATGGTGGTGCCCATGGTTTTCTCGCTTGTTTTTTCTCGCGAGTTTGGGCTTCGCGTGGTTCACGATTCTCATCAGTGTTTTTATTTTTCGTTGTCATTGTTGCTCCACGTTATTCAACATATTTCGCGTACTCTTCTAAAGGCACACCCAATTTTTTTGCTATCGTAACCTGTGAAGGTGTGAGTCTCACAGTTTTGCGCCCAGACTTGGTACTGCGTTTAGCAGGAGCCACTGCTTGGGCGGGCCGACTCGTTGGGGTAGCTTCCTCAAACTTGTGAGGGAACTCCGTACGAATTCGTTTATTAACTTCATCATAATACTCATTACTGGTGGCGTCAAACCCTTCGTTGAGTAAATCCTGATGAATTACAAAAGAAGTCATGGTCATTGCCCGGTCATTTCCGAACCAAGAATTCTCTTCTGCCCAATCTTGGGCTTTAGGATCCGGGTCTGGATATGTTGGTTGGGGCTGTGGCACAGTTTCTTGTGTAAATTGTTGTGGTGCCGTTACCTGTCCTTGTCGGACATTGCGCTCTTGATTCAGGGCCTGCACGCGTTGGGCTTCCACTGCAAGAGCAGCTATTTTTTGTTGTGCGTTTACTTGTGCGTCGGTATCTGCTTCTTCGTTAGCTTTCTTTAATACATTCTTTGCTGCTTCGGTTTCGGCTGTAATTCTATTGGCTTCAGAAATAATGTAGTTACCATCTAAATTCTGCTTTTGTTGTTGTAATTGTTGATTCTCGGTATGTACGTTCTTAGCATATTCAGTTGCTGCTTTTTCTCTGCGTTCAGATTCTCTAAGTTTACCGGTTAATTTATCAATACGTTTTTTTACATTCTTGCTATATTCTTCGTGTTCGTCAGTTTCGGCAACTACTTCTTCTTTCTCTACTATTTTTACTTCTGGTATGGCTTCCGCGCCTCCTTCGCCCCCTAATATGGGTTTGTCAGGCTGCTGTGGTTCTATCGGAAGTTCGGGGCTTTCGTCAATATCAACATCTACTGCGGGACCGGTATCATCTATAGGTACGGATTCTTCAGCTGCGTTGAGATTTAGTTTATGCTTTGGCATGGTTCTTCTCCATGGTTAAAATTGATGCAGAATTGCTTCTGGGTCAGGTACTGTAGCAATGATTTCATCATCGTTCAGTAACTTTATTTCTCCACCTTCGATGTGTATTCTAGACCCTGCGTATCTTCCAATCAATACCCAGTCCCCAGGTTTACACCACGGTCCGGCAGAAAATCTTTCTCCTTCGTAAGCTTGTGGGCCTACTTTGAGTACATATCCAAGGATACTTCCGACTTGTTGCCGCTCCACCGTTTCACTGGTGAGCAGTATTCCTGCGTCGGTTTGTCCTTGGCCCATGTATGGTAAAATCATAATGCGCCAGCCTGTTGGTTCCGGCAATTGGTCCAACAGCTTCGAGTCCAATTTGTCGGGGTTTAAGGTACCGGCATCGCCTTTTTTCTTACCCCCTTCGTAAACTTTTTCCAAAGCAGATTTTTTATCTTCCGCTTTTTTCCATTCCTTTTCCATGGCTAAAGTATTCTGATTAGTCATCATCTATCTCCTGGTTTTTTAATATGGTCCTTATTTCTTCGCGCACATGGTTCAACGCTTCAATATGACCAGTCAAATTGCGATAGTGTTCCCAATCTTTGACCTCGCCATTGGTCATCATTTCTTGGATTTGCTGCTCTTTTTTATCGATGGCGCGCGTTACAGCTGTCGCGAATTGTATTATATCTATGTTGTCCCCGGTGCTTTATATGAATAAGTGGCGGGAACCGGTATGGTTGTAATGCCCCCCATTTCGGGAACACCGGCCGTTCCATACGGGCTCGACGCATATTGACCACTCTCATAAGGATTATAACCTATGGAGGGTCCGGTTAATGTGTATTGTCCGGCCATGGTTGCCGCTTGGTCGATGGCCGCTTGTCGAGCTGTGTCCTGTGCTGCTTGTTGTGCGTTCTGGTCGGCCAAGATACCAGCCCACCATTCGTTGAGATATGTTTCAAAATCAAAATCTTCTCCGGTTCCGGTAGTATCTCCGGCTCCTCCGGTTCCGGTAGTATCTCCGGCTCCTCCGGTTCCGGTAGTATCTCCGGCTCCTCCGGTTCCGGTAGTATCTCCGGCTCCAGGTCCTCCGGCTCCTCCGTTTTCTATAGACCCAGCTCCTGTTCCTACTCCTCCGGATATTTCCCCTGGCATAGTACCGACACCTCCCCCGGTTTCAGGTTCTCCCGGCAAACCGGCTCCGGCTCCTCCGGTTCCGGTAGTATCTCCGGTTCCGGTAGTATCTCCGGTTCCGGTAGTATCTCCGGCTCCTCCGGTTCCAGGTCCTCCGGTTCCGGGTCCTCCGGTTCCGGGTCCTTCACTAGCGAGATCTACTCTATTCCATTGTCCTTGAGCAAAGGTCCAAGTCACATGATTTGCATCTATATACACTTGACCCACATAAGGATTAGCAGGAAATCCTCCTGCATCAACTGGGCCGGTTCCCGTTCCTGTAGTTCCTCCTCCTACTGCTGCTGCCACTGCATCAGCAATTATTTCATCTGCGGAACTAGGGTGGGAAGATACTCCTCCCGGTTCTGCTCTCCCTGCTCCTAGCTGTGGTGAACCACCACCAACTGCGGCGGCCACGGCTGCATTGGGGTCAGAACTATAGCCGGTTCCTGCTCCCGTTGATACGACAGGGCCAGTTATTGGTCCCTCATAATAAGGGGCTCCAGGCTCCCCGTATGTGCTTGCTGTTATTGTTGGATCTCTAAGATAATCATAACCGCCTCCAAATTGTGGAAAATTCACGGAAGTCGTTGGAGGAGAGGTTGGAGGGCTTGGTGACACGACAGGGGGCGTAACTACAGGTGCTCCAGGCTCCCCGTATCGACGGCGCATGCCCTGGGATTCGTCCAGTCTATCTTTATAAGTCTGGTGTGCAATAGGCCTTAAATACGGAGATCCCTGAAAAAATAGCATTAGTCCTTACTCCCGGATTTCTTTTCCTGTTTAATACGTTGTCTTTCCACGTTTGCCTTCAATGCCGCAATATCTTCCTGCGATTTTATCTTTTCCTCTTCGGACTGATCCTTCTGTCTAAGCTTGGCTTTGTCCAGTTTAATTTTCTTCTCGGCAATTATTTTATCATCTTCATTTTCTTTTGCACGTATAGCGAGTTCTTGTTGCTTCAATGCGACCACGCCATCGTCCGGCGGTGACATCACATTTTCAAGTCTTGGCATGATTTGTTCAATAAGTTGCAATTCTATTTTGGCCTTCAACGCTTCCTTTTCCGGATTAGGTGGTGGCGGTGGTTGTGCCATGCCCCCTTGTTGCATCTGCGGAGGCATTTGTTGTGGTGGCTCCGGCATTTGTTGATCCACCAGGTTTTGTGCTTCGAGCGAAACGTGCTGGAAGATATGCGATACCAACATTGGCATCGCCGCCGGATTGGCCATGGCAATGCCCGTTTCCAAAAAGGATAAATGCACCTCAATATGTACCATGTGTAACTGCTCTGGAAAAGCAATCAGAGGTGCACCCATCAAGGCCGCGCCATCCTCTTGGGCGGGGTCCACCGGAACGGGAGGTGGTGGATCGGGAACAAATAAGGCGTCGATGTTTTCAGAACCAAGGGCCTGATACATTCTGCGATAGGATTCTTTAATGTTATGTATTTCCGGATTGCTTTGTACTAATTGCAATTCCTGTTGCGCTAAAGTAATTCGCTGACTCATGGAAAAGAAGTTTGGATCACTGACGGGAACGACATCCACGCGATCGTCGAAGTCCGATTGCTTAATGGCCTGGTCGCCGCCGACCACTTGATAGGGGTATTGAGGAGGAAGGAATTCAGAGAATAACCTAGCCAGTATTCTAAATTCTGTTTTCTGTGCGTAATGTAATCTCTTGTGCACGGCCGACATGACTCTGGTCCCTTGTTCCAGTAGCGCCATGGTCGTACCCACCGGCATTTCCTGATTGCCTTCACCTATTTGTAAATTCGTAATGGAAGCAAATCTTTGTCCGGCCTCTACACAAAAACCGAGTAATTGCATGAGTGTCTGTGACGGCTCCTTGTAAGGCAATGGCACCAGGGAATCCCTGAGTGCTCCGCCCGGTGCGTCCACGTCCCGGAACTCGCCCGGCTCCAGCGGTGTTTCATCGTCACGAATTCTGAGTCCCCTGGCCTTGAACCCAGCGGGGAGATTAGCCAGGGTTCCGGCATCAATGAGCTGTCTAAGAGCACCGGTCGCCGTCCGTGACAAACCGCCGATCATGTGAATTAGCCCAAAGCCGTAAAAACCAAGGCCAGGGAGAAACTTATAGTGTACGAAATATTGTATTTTTCTTTTGAGTGGATCGTCCGGTCGATAATTCCTACGGATGGATAAGACCTGTCCGGAAGTACGATCGACAGTAATAATGAAGGGAAGGTGAAAACCGTCCGGATCTTCAAATCCCGGTACATCGGTAGAGACATGAAATTCCAGTAATTCATAAAGCATTTCATTGGCCCCAGGACGAATGCCTTCGAGTTCATCTTCCTTGTCCTTGGGGTCATTAGCAATATTGGTTTCCGCAGGCTGTAGCGGAATGTCCCGATAAAAGCCCGCGAGTTGTTGAGTGCGAACTTCGTTATATGTCATCTTGACAATATGTGTTATACGTTCACAAGTGGCCAAATCGCTGGCGGTATAAGGTACCACCAAATCTTCCACCGGGACAAACGTACTGACGGCGCGTTGTTTGCTCGCGTCATAATAAACTTTCTTGAATGCGGTACCCGCCAACGGCAAATAGAACAGTAATTGGTCCATTTCCGGGGTGTATTCTTCCATTACAGTAGTTATCTGATAATTCATAAATTCCTGGACTCTTCTCGCCTGGTCCTCCGTTTCCGGGGTTTCGTCCCCCATAACACGGGTTTTGACCGGTCCTTTCGGGGGTAATAGCTCTTTAAAGGCTTGTGCCTGGAACTGCGTTATGGACTCTGCCAACAGTGGATGGGTAACTCCGGAGGCACCGGGAAAAGGGCGGTCCCTTTCCTCGTATTTAAAGCCCAACAGTTCCAGACCTTTAACATAAGCTTCCTCCCATTCGGAACGACTGCTGCGATCTTCTTCAAACTCCCCGATTAAATCATTGGCTATTCTGCCCAGGTCCGTGTCGTCCAGATGTTCCGCCAGGTTGGCGTCAAAGGGTACCTCTTCCATGGGATCTTCGTCCGGAAAATAATTGACCTGTGCCTCACCGGCATCGGATAGCTCCACGGAAACCTCACCGTTGGGGGCCAAAGGCTCTTCTATTTCAACTTCCGTGCCATCCTCGACCTCCAGATCAATGAGATCGGAAAGTCTCTCGATATTAGTGGGTACTTTATTCTCGGCCATTATTATCTCGGTATGGGAGAAAGTAGGTCCATTCCCTGTGCCCTTTTAAAAGCAGCTACACTTTTTAAATTACGGACTTGGGTCTTTGGACTGAATACCTTTTTTCCAGCCTTACCTAAAATTCCGCTTAATCCCATAGGGATCTCCTAGTAAACGCCAGTAAACTTGGTGCCTCTGAGGGCTTCTCCCCCACCACGACTCTTGCCTTTTCCCGCGCCGGGTTTAGGTCCTTTGGTCGTAGGTTGGGTTTTCTGTTTTGCGTAAGGAACAAAGCCTTGGTCCTTTATCTTTTCGCCTTTGTCTGCCATTGTGTACTCCTAGTAATACTCTTTTAACCTGCGCGGATAGTTATCCTGCATATTGTCGTCAGATTCTAAACCAATAAAGCCACCCTGTCGATAACGCATTAATGCCTGCGTGGTGGAATCCACCAGGTCATCGTAGTCGCCGAATGGAAAAGCCGCGCATTCCTCGACCAGTTCCTCCGCCCAACGCGTTTCCGGGACGTATACCATGCCCGATTCCAATAGCGGCGCCACCGCATTTACCCGGGCAATCTTGTCGTGGCCCTTACCCGGTGAATAGTTCACCACCGGTATCCCCGCCTGGCGCAGTTCGTCCGTGAGTGGCAGGCCCGATGCCTTGGCCTCGATGATGATGGTGTCCGGGTCCCAATAAGTGTATTGTTCATAAGCGACTTTTTTCAATTTGGGAAAATCCCAGCGCCCTTTTTTAACATCTAATAATAACAGCGCCGGTCGCCCAGAGCCCTCCTCCGGATAAAATACGCACCAGGTAGTGATTGCCGAATAGTCGGAGGTTTCCTTTTTGGTGTAAGCGGTGTCGTAGGATTGAATGACATATTGCATTTGCGGTACCTCCTCCTCGTCCCAGGTCTGCCACCATTCCCTTTTCAGTATCGCGCCTTCCTCCGAGGTCGGGTTTTGCATCCATTGCGCTTCCCATTTGCTCACCGGCAGCGAGGCCTTGACCCCTTCCAATTCCGGCAGCGTCCAATACTCCGGCCACAGGGCCTTGCCACTCTCCGGGAAAATAGCCGGGA